AAAGACATAACGCAGGCGGGCGAGACGGCCAGGCTGAAGCTGTACGAAAACTATCTCAAAAGGATAGCCTCCGGCAAAATTCTTTCTGCGGCGGATCAGAAAGCGTTCAAGGCGCTTGAATCGGACATTAACAACACAACGGACGGGCCGAAGCCTGGGGATATGCTCACTTATACTGAGGCACTTGAATACCTGGAAATATCCGAGCGGGTCATGTCGTACCATGTCACGCGAGGTAACATAAAGCAGAACCCTGATTCATCGTTTGAAGCATCGGAATTAAACAGGTGGCGGGAAAAGTACCGGGACAAAGAGAATAATAAAAGCAAGCACAAAACGATCAGAGAAAAGAAGGACCTGGCGGATCTGCGGTGGAAGGATATTAGAGCTAAACGGGAAAAGGTCCTATATGAACAACTCCGTGGGAACCTGTACGAAAAGGCCATTGTGGATACGGCACTGGAAGAAATCATCCAGGTTACAAAGCGGGCATTTCAACTGATACCGGATCACGCCTCCGCTGCGATGGTGGGGCATGGGCCGGAGGGGCAGAGGGAAGTTTTGCAGGGGTTGGTGGATGAAATACTAACAGGACTCTCAGAGCGGGCGACTATTGACGAAATCCAAAAACGTATTGCAATCGAAATTTGAGCGGTTTGATTGTCCTATCAACCTCCCACGGTGCCATTCATGGCATCCGGGGTTGACGCGGAATGTTGCGGATTGGGCAGACAAACACCGGCGGTTGACGAAACACGCCAGTCAGTATTCGGGCCGATGGAAAACAGACAGGTTCCCTTATCAGCGGGGGCCGATGGAAGCGTTTTCTAATACAAAAACCCGGATGATCGTTATGAAGTGGGCAACACAGCTTGGCAAGACGGAAGTTTTGCTCTGTGATATGGGATGGGCGATTGATGAAAGTCCTGGGCCTGTTTTGGTTGTTTACCCGAATGGAACGACTCTCAAGAAACTATCCACAACCAGAATACAACCGATGATCAATAGCTGTGCGCCACTTGTTGCTAAGAAACATCCTTCAGAAAACCGATTCAAGCTAACTGAAATGGAATTTACCGACAGTCTTTTATATCTCAGCTCAGCGGAGGTGCCGGCGGATTTGGCGTCTATGCCTATTCAATATTTGTTTTGCGATGAGGTTGGTAAATTTCCAAAGTTCTCAGGGAAAGAAGGCGACCCGGTGAAGCTCGCAACTGAGAGACAAAAAGCCTTTCCCTACACCTCAAAAACGGTGCTTGTATCTTCACCGACTACGCCGGATGGTGCCATAAGCCAATACTTCAACAACTGTGAAGAGCAACTTTTATATTTCATTCCGTGCCCACATTGTGCTGAAATGCAGACGCTAAATTTCGATAATATAAAATGGGACCTGGGCGGGCTTGATAGTAGCAATCCGAAGGCATGGCGGGTGGTGGAGAAAAATGCTCAGTATTTTTGTGGCTCATGCGGTGCTGCGATATCCGACAATCAGAAAATCAAGTCTTTGATTAGAGGCCAGTGGCTTCGGGAAGATGGAAGTGAGCCGGATGTTGATTCCACGTCCATCGGGTTTGAACTATCGAGCCTATATTCGCCATTGCTCAAATGGGGGGCCATTGCCAAAGAGTTTCTGGAAGCAAAGCAGGATATACCTCGTCTGATGGTCTACAAAAACGGATGGCTTTGTCAGGAATGGGAAGACGCTGCGGTCAAGAAAAAAGACCCGGCAACCGTCCTGGAAAAGAATAAAACAAGCAACAAAAAGGGTGTTGTTCCGAAAGACACCTTGGCATTGGTGGCCGGTGTGGATAGCCAGGCAACGGGGTTTTATTATGTCGTGAGGGCATGGCGACGGGACAGAACAAGCCATTTAATTGATTATGGGTTTTTGCCGTCGTTGATAGATGTCCAACAGCTTGTTTTTTCCAGAGTTTATCCGGTTGAGGGTGACGCAGGGGAGCAAATGGGTATCTGGCGGGCGGCGATTGATACCGGCGGAACGAGACTGGATCAGGGACCGAGCATGACAGAGCAGGTCTATCAATGGCTGCGGAAATTACCCGGCGGGGCGATATACGGCATCAAGGGCAGTTCTTGGAATACGGGCGTGAGAGTCAAACACACCATCATTGATAAAATGCCAGGGAAGGCCGGAATGCCTATTCCCGGCGGGATTGTTCTGTTTACCCTGGACACGGGGGCCTTTAAAGACGCTCTCCATTATCGGCTGGATATCCCGGCGGGTGAACCGGGGGCCTTCTTGTTCCATGAAGAAACGGACGATAGTTTTATGATGCAACTTTTGAGTGAGTACAAAACACGGGACGCAAAGACGGGGAAAGAATCGTGGGTACAGGTGCGGGGCCGAGAGAATCATTATCTGGACACGGAGGTGTATGCCATGGCTTGCACGGATACTCAGTTTCTTGGGGGTCTGGAAGCCTTGGGAAAACCTGTGGGGTTGATCGGGCAACCGAAACCCCCCCGCCAGCGGCCAAGGAAGAAATCAAATGTAGTTAGCGGGAGGTGGTAGAATGCCAGGACTAAGCGGAATGAAGGACATTTGTCGATACACGAATCGGTCTGAATCCACGGTGTTAGATTGGATCAGACATTGCGAGTTCCCGGCCAGTAGAATCAATGGTGGCATGTGGGAGTCAAGCACTGGATTGATTGATATCTGGCGGGACGAACAGATATTAATGCGAATTGGTCTGAAACGTAAAGAGAAAAACGTTGTCAAGCCTAATGATGCTACAAAAGCCAAGAAAAAACATGGTTTGAACAGTAAAAAACGGTAATCTTCACGAAACGTAAAAACATTCCTTTATGATCCCATCTATTGTCAACATAACATGGGAACATGAATGGCGTTTACCTCTTCCGACCTTACCGCTGTTGAAGCTGCGATTGTCTCACTGGCGACAGGCACTCAGGCCGTCCAGGTCAACATTGCAGACAAACTAATCCGATACGCCGAAACCGACTTGGACAAACTCCGGGCACTCAGGGGTATGATTCAAACGGAGTTGGGCTCTGTTTATACTCGCGTCTATGCGCGAAACGGGGGCCGGTCTTCATGAACGTATCCTCTGTCATAGATTCGGTTGTTGCGGCATTTTCTCCATCCTCTGCAATCAAGCGACAAATAAGCCGGTCGGCACTATCCAACATATCTAAACGATCCTCACAATACGCGGCTGCAAAAACGAACCGGATGACGGGCTCATGGTCGCCGGTTGATTCTAATGTTAATACGATTATCGGCAATTCTGCTTCGGCAGTCCGGGCCAGGGTTCGCCAACTCGTTCGGGACTTTCCTTATTTCGCCAGGGCCGTGAAGATTTTAACGGATTACACCGTAGGCGAAGGGATCATATATCAAGCGCGGGTCCAAAATGCCAATGGCGATCTTGACAACAAAACAAACACCCTTATTGAGGATGCCTTTAATTTCTGGGCGGATGAAGCTGATGTCGCCGGGAAACTCCATTACTACGAAATGATGGCACTGGCGAAACGCCAGGATATTGAATCCGGGGAGTTTCTTCTGATTAAGGTCACAAGCCGGGCCCGGAACTCATATATCCCTTTCGCCTTGCAAATTTATGAAACCGATTGGCTCACGGACGTGGGTACAAAGGCATCAAATAAATATAATGAAATCACTCAGGGTATTGAATATCACATCCAAAGCGGAGCCGTGGTCGCGTACCACTTCTCTGATCCGGATGGTTGGGGAAAAACCATCCGCGTGAAGGCTGAAAACGTGATCCACGGCTTTGACACCCAACGGCCAGGGCAACTTAGGGGTATTTCCTCGCTTACGCCTTGCGTCATGGTTGCGCATGATTTGGGTGCTTACATGGATGCTGAAATAGATGCTGCGAAAATGGCAGCAAAATATTTGGCGTTCGTGAAAACCGGCGATCCATACACCCGGCAATTTGGACGGGTTGAAACGGATAGCGATAGCGATCAGCAAATTGAGGAAATGGAAAATGCCATTATTGAGTATTTGGCACCGGGTGAGGATATCCAGGTGGCAAGTAACCCACGGCCAGGCTCCAACTTTCCACCATTTGTGAAACTCATATTGACGATGATGAGCGTCACAACTGGAGTTCCCTATGAGTTACTTTCCGGTGATTACGGTGGGATGAATTACAGCACGTCAAGAACTGTTCGCAACGATTTTAACCAGCAATTAAGACCCATCATCAAGCGGCATGTTCGGCACTTTGCACAGCCTACATTTAAGACATTCCTGGATTACGCGGTCCTGTCAAATAAGATCAGCCTGCCAGGGTATGCCTCAAATCCATGGCATTATCAGAAATGCGAATGGCAACCGCCAGGGATGGAGTCCATAGACCCGCTTCGGGAAACAAAAGCGCGAATTGATGAAGTCAAAAACGGATTTAGTCTGGAAACCGTATATCGGGAAATTGCCAGGGCAAAAACTATGGCGGATGAATTAGGGCTGGATTTCAAGGAAACCAAAACTGCATTGGCGAACAACCCACAAGCGGTGGGGGAAGAAAAGGAAAAGGAACCGAAAGGTAAGAAATGGGCGATTTGATACCGATTCCGATAAACGAACGAATCAAGGTTTTTGAGCGTGATGGACAGCAATGGACAACTTCCTTGAATATTGCTGAGGTGTTTGGGAAGGATCATAAACACATTCTTGATAAGGTGGAAAAACTTGAATGTTCTCAGGGGTTTAGAGAGCCGAATTTTCGGCTCTCTAACTATGTGAGTTTACAAGGGAAATCCCTGCCCATGTATGAACTTACAAGGGACGGTTTTTCCTTTTTGGTGATGGGTTTTACCGGCAAAAATGCGGCACGATTCAAAGAAGATTATATCCGGGCTTTCAACCTACTTCTGGAAGAGCGTGAACGGAATGTGCAACTAACCGCGAACCATGGCGTGATGCTTGAGCAAATGCACCGTGAAAACATGGCGCACATTGAATGGCAAAAAGAACAAACTGTTGCGCTTTTGGCGGTTACTGAGAATCTATCGGGTCATATTGGTGGCGTGAGGACTGATGTCGCTGATGTCAAAACAGAAGTTGCAGTATTGAGAAAAGATGTCAACGAACTGAAACAAAATAAAAAACGAAAAGCTGTCTCCAAGAAGAACCAACAACTACACCTTTCTTTCACTGCTATGGAATACACCGGAAAATGCCCAATGTGTAACGCTGTCCAGATTGTTGGGCCGGGCAGTTACAAACTAGATACTTTGAATTTTGACCACCATAGAGGACGCCACGAAAACGCCTTAGATAAAACATGGCCGTTATGTGCTGGTTGTAACAATAAGAAAAGCAACGGCGGTATTCCAGATGATGAAGCCGAGGTATTTTTCAAAGCATATCAAATGCGATTGGTTCGGTGGCGCAAGGACAATTCACCACAACAACAAAACATGTTTGCCAATCGGATTCCTAACACAGGAGTACAATCAATATGAAAAAGACAAAGACAAATCTCACAACCAGATCATCTCCATTAAGCATTGATCAAGCGGGCGTACCCAAAACCCTGGATGATGAGAATCGTTCTGTTGGCGTTGTGGCAACAACGATCTGTTATTGGCTCATTCCGGGACATGAAAGTTGAAAATGGGGAATTAACAGGCCGTGCGTTTTTCGCAAGTGACGCGGATTCCGACACGGCATTTACGAAAGTAAAAGAAGGGCATTTGACGGATTTCAGTGTTGGATATGGGGTCACAAAATCCCATTGGATTCCCGAGGATGAAACTCAAGAGTTTAACGGGAAAACTTATAACGGGCCTCTGAAAATATCTTCAGAGTGGCAGCTCAAGGAACTATCTGCCGTGCCTATTGGTGCCGATCCAGACGCAAAGGCTCGGGCAGATATTAACAATGAAAATATAGATACAAAGGAGGACCGCAAAATGGATGAAAAAACGAGGGCCTTAT